GCCAGTACGGACGACTTGCTGATCCACCAAACAATAAAGATCATCGTGTAGCTGGCTATAACCCGTGCGCAGAACAGTCTCTAGAGTCCTTTGAGTGTTGCACTCTGGTTGAAACATACTTAAATAGACACGAAAGTTTAGAAGATTACAAACGAACACTTAAATTCGCTTATCTTTACGCAAAAACGGTAACCCTTCTGCCCACCCACTGGGAGGAAACAAATGCAATCATGCAAAGAAATCGACGCATAGGTGCCTCTATGTCTGGCGTGGCGAACTTCGCTGATTCTGTGGGAATTCCAACTCTGCGCGAATGGATGGACGAGGGTTATAGAACAATCCAAAGATATGACAACGTGTATTCCGAGTGGCTTGGAATTCGTGAATCAATTAAAATGACAACGGTAAAACCATCTGGTACTGTTTCCATCCTTGCCGGAGAATCTCCCGGAGTTCATTGGACACCGGGCGGCAAATTTTTTAACAGAACAATCAGATTTTCCAACGAAGATCCCATGCTGCCATTGTTTAAAATGGCAAACTATACCGTAGAACCAGCATCTGAGTCGCCAAACACAACTTCGGTTGTTTATTTCCCGATCAAATCAGAAGCTCAAAGAGCGGAACGCGATGTTACAATCTTTGAAAAAATGTCTTTAGCGGCAATAGCCCAAAGATATTGGTCGGACAATTCCGTATCTGTCACTATATCATTTGATAAAGATAAGGAAGCCCAACACGTGGGTACCGTCCTGCATATGTATGATGGTCAACTAAAAACCGTATCATTTCTTCCCAGCGGAAACGACACATATCCACAAATGCCCTATATTCAAATAACCGAAGAGCAGTATGATGAATACAAAAAAGTTCTTTTCCCAATAGATTTTGCTGGGGTGTATGCCGGAATGGCAATCGACGCAATAGGGGAAAGATACTGCAGTACCGATTCTTGTGAAGTCCAACTCATAAAAGATAATGTGTAAATACCATGAATGATGATCGGTAGGAATCAAGAATATATCAATAGGACGTTCCAGGAAATGGCTTCTAGGTTTGATTATAAAAATATAAAAGATATTAATCAAATGAACGCCAACGAATATATTGAACTCTGCAACGATTTAAATGCAGAATTGATTACCGCCATTCAGGAAATAAATATTATTATAAAAAATTTGTTTCAATATAAAGATGAATACTTTGAAATTCCCAAAGATATAAGTGATTTACTTCGTTCTTTATATAAAAGAGCTGGAGAATTCAATAATTATATGCTAGACTTAATAGACAAAGATTACTTAAATCTACCAGAGGAAGAATAGTGAAAGAAAATGAAAATATTATATCCGTTTTGGGGAATGGATATGTGAGACTCGTCGACTACATGGGAAGCGATTTATCGATTGTTAATGCAGCAAGAGCTTCGTTTGCAAAAGAATCGAAAGAGCTTTCTGCGGGAGACGCACGACTTATTGATTTTTTAATACGAGAAAATCATATGTCGCCGTTCAGGCACGCCTTTATGACTTTTGAAATTAAAGCCCCATTGATGGTCGCAAGACAACACTGGAAGTATGTTGTGGGGTCTGATCATTCCATGGATTCTTGGAATGAATCATCTAGAAGATATATAACAATAGACCCAGAATTTTACGTGCCAGAAGCCAACCAATGGCGAACAGCGTCAGAAGATAAAAAGCAGGGCTCTGGAGGGCCTATAGGCCCATGGCAGGGCGCCCTGTTAACCGACGAGCTTAACAAATATGTTAAACAAGGTGAAGCTCTATACAATATGGCCCTGGAGCAGGGTGTAGCGCCGGAGCAAGCAAGACTATTTCTAGCCGCATACGGCCTACAAATTGTTTATAGGTGGTCATGCAGTATTCAGTCTGTGTGTCTTTTTTTGACTCAAAGGTTAGCCGAAAATTCCCAAGTAGAAATACAGCAATACGCAGAAGCGGTGCGTTTTTTTGCGGAGCAAAAATTTCCAGTTACAATTAGTAGACTAATTCATTAATATGATCTTAGATGTAATTAAAATATTTTTATTTATGATATTTTTTAACTGGACAATCGCCATGCATCTAGTAAACACTAGGGTCGGTAGTAAATCTCAAAAGAGAAATACAGTTATACTTGCACTACTATTCAGTTTAGTGACTGGAATTGTGATAACATTGTAGCGTTATGCCAGCCTCAAAATTAAACTATATTGTAATATATAAAAACCACAGTCAAGTTTATGGCTGTTCTTCTAAGAAAATAGCAATAGAATCCCCTCCGCCAGACGGATACACGGAAGATGACAAGAGAATTCTTTTTGCATCTTTTGAACCGGATACAGATAATCTTTGTGTTTACGTTGTGTCTAAAGACGATATTTTTGAAGAAGAAATAGAAACAAGAAAAAATAAAAAGAAAGTAAAAAAAAATGAGTAAAAAAACAAATAAAAAAAAGAAACAAGTAATTAAACTTGAATCTAATCAAAGCTACATGGTGGAAGATCTAGGGGCCTTCATGCATGTACAGAAAACATACGCCTTGCTATTGCGTAGCAATATATCGCATGAGGAAAGGGCGCTTTGCGCCAGGGTGTTGTCCGCTGTCGACTCTGCAATCAAAAATGTATATCTTACACCTGAGGAGGGTTCTAATGAAGACTATTGGGATTAAGTATCTAGCGGCCGCCGCGTTAGTTTCTGTTTCTTTTTATGTATTTTGGAAAAGAAATAAAACCCCCTCTTTGGAATTTAATTATTTTCCTACCGCAGAAAAATATAACCCGTGCAATTCATTCATAGAACACTACGATACCAAAAATCTTCGAGAAGCTTACAGTAAATATCAAAAATATTTAGACTTTGGCATGAGCAAGGATAACGCATTCAAAAGTGTTATAGAAAATAAATTTAAAAATGATTGATCTCTGTGTTGTTAACCATAACACCAGCACACTGCTTGAACGCCTTTTTGATCATCTGCACAAAAACATCTCGGTAGCCAATAAATCTTGGAAACTTTACTTAGCGGACAATGATTCGACAGATAATACAATCGATTGGTTAAAAAACAAGAGTTCTCAATATCAAATAGATGGATTATGCCTCAATAAAAATATAGGCTATTCTGCCGCCTGCAATCAATTGGCCGCAAGGGGGTCTAGCGAAATTATTGGACTTTTAAACGCCGATGTTTGGTTAACCAACAGTGATGTAAATTGTATAAAAGATATTTTTGATAGTGATCCGACTATACACATACTGGGCCCTAAACAAAGGGATGAACATGGTCTTATAAGGCACGCGGGGATCATTGGGACCAACACGGCCCCAAAACATAGGGGCTGGATGGAGCCAGATATGGGCGACCGCCTCTACAGGGATAGGGTAAAATGCGTTACGGTTTCTGGATCCGCATATTTTATTAGAAGATACGTCTGGAATAATCTTACCTACAATCAGCAGTACAGGCAGTTGGTACCGAATGCGGTGGGGGCGTTTCTGCCCACGCCCCACTACTACGAAGAAACCTGGTGTTCGTATTTTGCCAGACATTTAGGCTATAATGTAGTGTATGACGGTTCTGTATCAATTGGCCATAGCTGGCATGCTTCATCCCCTAAACCAGGAGAGGGTTACAGCCACGCAGATGCACAATTCAAAACTAGTCAATCAATATTCCGCAGTGCATGCGATCAATTGGGAATAGAAAGAGATTAATATGTCAGATAAATTAAATCCATGGATATACAATGCAGAAGTCAAAAAAGTAGTTGATGGTGATACATTTGATATCATCATTGACCTTGGTTTTGATACCCTTAGAAAGGGTAGGGTTCGTCTTTATGGTGTTAATACTCCGGAGAGTCGCACAAAAGATTTGGCTGAAAAACAAAAAGGTTTGGCCGCTAAAGAGTTTACCGATCAATGGTTGGCTCGCGCAAAATACAAAGTTAAAATAGAAACTATTTTAGACAAGAACGAAAAATACGGTAGAGTTTTAGCCAAAGTTTGGAACGAGGGTGGCAGCTGCCTCAATACGGACATTGTTGCTGCGGGCTTGGCTAGAGAATATTATGGCGTAGGAGATAAAACCTGGTCAGAATTTAAATAATCGCCATATCGTAATTGTTTAAATTTTTCTGTTAAAAGTTGATTTTTTTTTATTCAGCGAGTATAATGTCTACTTGTAATTAGCCACTTCAATCATAAAGGAAAAGACATGACAGAGAATAAATTCAACTACTTTGAGGTTACGACTTCGTTCCTCGTTAAGGCAAAGAATAAATCAGAGGCAGAAAAGGTTGCTCTTGGACGCAAAAACGTTAAGGGTGAAATTCTTTCTACTAACACAGACGTAGAGAGAGTCTCTGCTGTAAATGTTAGAGAAATGTTGGAAATTTAACAACCATTTTTGTTGGGGGGAGTGCTGTTGGTGTGGTCAGCACTCTCCCCTTTTTCACATAGGAAAATCTTATGACTGCAAAAATTTATGCCCAAATGGTTGGCAGGAATGAACAGGGTAGGTTTTTAGAAGAGGTTTTAAAAAGACTATCTTTTCAGGTTGATGGTATCATCTTTACCGATGATTGCTCCGAAGATGACACTTTATCTTTGGCTAAACAATACTGCACAACCTATCGAACCCCAGAGCCGCTTTTTCCAAAGCATGAAGGGCAGCTGCGTGCCTATGCTTGGGGCAATCTTTCACAGCATGCGCAAGTTGGTGACTGGATTATAGCTATTGACTGCGACGAAATGCTGTATAGAAAAGATGATCTTTCTTCTTTAAACATTAAAGAAGTTTTAAATAAGTCTGAATTTGATGTAGTAAACGTAAAATTTTATCATATGTGGAATGAGCTGCAATATAGGCAAGATAAACTGTGGGCTCCAAATAATAGTTTAAGAATTTTTAGATTTAAACAAAATGGTGGTTTTTTAAATAAACGACTTGCCTGTGGTTCAGAACCATCATATGTTGCGAATTGGGTGAGAGAACGAAATTATTGGTTAAATTCTGGCCTAATAATGAAACATTTGGGATACCAAAGAGATGAAGATAAAATATCAAAATATGAAAGATACATAACAATAGATAAAGGTGAATTTCATGATATAAAACACATACAATCAATAATCGATAAAAATCCAACATTAATTAGTTGGGGAAATTTTGGAGTATAATATGAAAAATAAAATTAGGTTAGTGGGTCAGATACAGACTATCCAAACCCTTACGAAAAAGATGCTAGGCAAAAACAAATATGCATACGTATCTTTTCCAAAAACAGCGCTGTTAGCCATAAGCCCATCAAATGAAAAACTTATACCTACGAATTTTATAGATGAAATTAATAAATCTTTTTCCATTAAAGATCCGGCGTATATGAGGGCGGTTCCTTCTTCGTTTATTTACTCGGCGGATAAAGACAACGAATTAGATTTATCTATCTTAAAAGATGATTCTGTTTATTTTAATTCATCTACATTAGAAAATTATTACAATTCTAACAAGTCTGTATTTAATTCTTTTGTTCAGTTTTATTTAAAAAATTCACCGTTTATTACTGTGTCATTCAATGATAAAAAGCACATAACCCAACTATTGGGCTTTCCGGCAGCTTATACGTGTGTCCCACATAATGACTATTATAACAAGCTTGATGAAATATGTAATTTTTTAGATGAAGTTAAACACCTAAGCGACGTGGTCGTATTGGATTGTCCGATTCTTGCATCTGGCTTAGCTCATCGAATCTGGAATAAGTTTGATCTTTCTATTCTTGATTTGGGAAAGATAGTAAGCTATTCAAAAATTAAGTTTTTTGATAGGACAAAATTTAATGACAAAAAAACATATAAAAACTGATAAAGAAGATGATCTTTTTCTTATAGACTTATTATTTGACTCAGATTTTACTTTATCAGAAATAGCAAAAGAGATTAATTTATCTTATAATAGTTTAAATAAAAAAATCTCCTCTCTTGGTCTTAATTGGATAAAAGAACAGAAGAAAAAATCGTCTAGAGGTCAATCAGCTTTAACGCATGTGGTCAAAAAACTCCTGCCTGGGCATAGGGTTGTCAATGAATATCACATTGGTGACAGATTAAAGCTTGACGTGTATTGTCCTACGTATAAACTTGCGGCAGAGTTTCATGGAAGACAACACTTTTATTATACGCAGAGATTTTATGAATCTAAAGACGACTTTAATCAAGCCGTTGAAAGAGACAGAAAAAAGGCAGAAAAATGCAAGGAACTTGGCATAGCTTTTGTTGTTTTTAGATACAACGACCTGCTCACAGAAGAAGCGGTATATGATAGAATAATGCAGGCCATACGTAATACGGAATTTAAAGTAGAGCAGGGATCCAAGAAAAAAAATATAAAAGATAATAAATACTATCAACAACAAAAAAAGAAATACAATAAAAGAAAAAAAGATATGTATCAAAAATTTAAGAATAAAAAGAAGTATCATGACAGATAATTCTGCGGTACAGGCTACCCATGATGTATACCCAATCGAGTACCAAATATTTGCGCTGTCTTTTAGGCAGTCGGGGGCAATATCTTTTTTTAAAAACAATTTACATACAGATATGGTTGGTCTTTTAGAGGGCCAAAATGGAATAAATGAGTTTTATAAATCTTTAATTTCCTACTCTACATCTACCGATCTAGATATAGTTGATCCGGTTGCATTTCAAACCTGGATGCAAACAGAAAGTGATTTATATGAAGCACTAAACGGTCAGCATGGCGTAGAGTTAATGATGGATATCCTGGGGAAAATGAAACTCTCTACGCCAGAAGCAGTCACAAAAGTTATAAAACACAAACATAATAAAATTAAACAAAAGAATCTATTAAAAGAACTGGAGTTTATCTTAAGTCAAAAAGGACTTAAATCTGAAGAAGATTTGTCCAAAATGACGTCTTTGGCCATAGAAATAACAACCCTAGAAAATCAAATTAATTATAATCCCTACGATGGTGTGGTGACAGCTAAAGAAATCATAGAAAAAATAGATTCTTTATTAGATACCCCAGATTTTTTACCGACACAATATAAATCCCTGAATAGAGCCATGGGGTATACAAACGACGGGGGCTTTTACAGGGGGTCTGTTCATGCGATTATTGCGGCTTCAGGCAAGGGCAAGAGTACGTTTGCCAAATGCCTCGTAAACAATTGGCTGGATAATGGATACAAAATTTTATATATTAATTTTGAAGAGGCTAGAAGTCATTGGGAAAAAATATTGATGACACAAGTAATAGGCAGGAACGTTTATGCGGAAGTAAGTAATTGGAATGAAGATGATAAAAGAAAATATATGTCTTTGTTTATGAGCAGACTTATGCAGTGGGGTGATCGCCTTATGGTCAAACACGATCCGGATACTCCGTATTTTGAAGATCTTGAAAAATGGCTCAGGGAAATCCTCCTGCAGAATCAGGATATCCCAGATGTTATCGTCATAGATACCATACAATCTATGTTTACCAGATCAAAGGGAAAGGCTAGGTGGGGCGAGTTTGAGGAAATGATGGTTCGTTTAGAAAAGCTTGCAAGAGATATGAACTGCGTACTTATAATTACAGCTCAAGAAAATTCCAATAGAATGAAAGAAAGAAGGGAAGTTGTAATGCAGTCAGATACAGGTGGGTCTTTAGCTATTCAGCAGAAGTGTGCAGTAACTATATTTATTACTGAGAAAAAGCTTATCAGCGGAGATGATTCCGAGGATGAAAACATCATGCAGCTTCAAATACCCAAGAACAGAATAACGGGCTCTACTTTTTCTTATGAGCCACCACTTGTAAGATATGTGGATTCCAAAAAGACATATGAAGAATACGAAATGGTTACTTCGACATCTTACGACGCGTCTTCTATATTAGATGATTTATTAAATAACGGCGATTTTTCATAATGCAGTTAATTAACGTACAATCCATTAAAGACTATCAAACATGTGCGCTACTATACAAGTATAGGCACAAGGACAATTTACCGGAAAAAATTCTTGCCAGGGATCTCATCACTGAAAGATTTGAAAATACTATTAAGGAAATTATTTATTATTTCTTTTACAAAAAACAGGGAGGATACGCCCCTTCGTACTCATCTCTGCTGAATAGGTGGGAGAAACTATGGTTTTCTGAAAATGTTTCTAATTATGATATTGTTACAGAAAAACACGAAAGCGCCTACGGAAACAACGCCAGTTTAACAACTAAAGCGGCAGCCCTACTTCTTTCTTTCCATAAAAATTTTAGCCATCAAGACTATATACCAATATCGATTAACGACGAGTGTATTGTTCCTGTTGGGAAAAGCGTTAAGATGAAATATGTTTTTGATATTATTCTGGCTAAAAATAAAAAATATTACGTAATTAAATTTTTGTTTAACTATAAAGACAGTCATCAAAATATGTACGAGATAGATTTTGCCGCGATGAAGCATGCGTATTTGTTCAAAAATCCCACTAAAGTATTACAAACAAAATTTGGCTATATTGACTTTGTGCAGCCAAAAATATCTTTTAAAGAATTTGACATACAAGAGGAAGATCTTATGGCATTGGAGTTTTGGGCGCAGGAAATAGTTGATGAACAATCTTTCGTACCGAGAAGGGGCCTGACATGGTATTGTAAAAAATGCCCGTTTGATAAGCCATGCTCGAAGTGGAAAGGGTGGAAAAATGTCAAAAAAACATAAGCAAGCGAGACTTGGAATTTTGTTTACCGATGAATTAACTGATAAAATAAACCATATGAGTAATCTAACTGGATTTTTTGATCCAGCTAAATTTGTTTACTATCTTGTAGATAAAGAGTACGCAACTTTGATAAAGGATTTTGATGATTCCGACGGAGGTGACGAGCAATGAAAAAAACTTTACTAGATAAACTTTTAGATGAAGACGTTTTTTTAAAAGAAAATAAAGAAGAAGACAAAATTCTTTTTCCTATTTTAAATGAGATTAATTTAATTTCCTCAGTTCATATAAGAAACTTTGTTAGGTCTGTTCTTCTGAAGTGCGAGGGTTTTTGGATAATCCCTTCAAGCTTTTCTAAAAAATACCACCCTATTGATGAACATGACGAGGGTGGAAACGTTCTTCATACCCAAAGGGCGGTTAGGGCCGGAAAGGTGCTGTGCGAATCGTACGGTTTGGGGGTCGAAGATAGCGACTTAGTTTATGCAGCCCTGCTGTTGCATGATATAACTAAGGGTATAAAAAGGGACGGGGCTAGTCCTTACGTTTACGATCCTTTTCATCCGTATACCGCGCAAAAATTTATCCAGTGGTGTATCGAAGAAGATAAAAAATATTCTTCAGAATCTTCTTCCGCCACGCTGTACGTTGACGATGCGGTGATTGAGGAGATAATGAGACTTATCAGGTGTCATCTTGGCCCATGGTCTCCAATCCCTGAAACAATACCAACAACTCACCTGGAGATGATAGTTCACCTTGCGGATAATATATCTTCAAAACTTCATACAATAATTGACGGCGAAACTGTCATCGAGCGCAGGTGGAAACCAGATGACAACAAGTGAAAATAGCGTCTTACAGAAAAGACTGCTACTTCTAAATTCATTGGAATTGTACATTAACGAATCGGTTTACTATAGATCTTATAGCAAAGAAATGAATCCTACCTGCAAATATACCCTATGGAACTATGGCGAAAAAATGGGGAAGGTTTCTATAAAATGAGACTTTCAAACGATGAAACCAAGTTTCTTAATCAGTGGCGATACGTAGAGGTGGCTAGATATGTGCCGTCTCTTGACAGGGTGATAAGGGATAAGGCGGGCGATGATCCGATCTTTTATGATATCAATAATATTAATGAGTATAGAAACTTACATCATAATGTTGGTTTATATACTTCTATTTGGCATTATAACTCAAAAGAAATAAACAACTGCAGTAGGTTGGGCTCTCTTTACTTTGATTTAGATAACGAAGATATTAACAAATGTCATAAAGAAGCCATGTTTTTGTATAATTACCTGACAAAATTTATTCCAGAAGAGTCTGTTCTTGTTTATTTTACTGGTAAAAAGGGTTTTCATATTGAATGTGAAGCCGTCGCCCTGGGGATTAATCCAACAAATGAACTTCCCAAAATATTTAGATACATCGCAACGAAGCTAAAGCATAAATATTTAATAGAGTCTTTGGACTTTGCGGTTTACGACATGAGAAGGATGTGGCGCTTAGCCGGGTCTAGGCATCAGTGTACCGGTCTATATAAAAAC